CGCGGCAGCAACCTATCGTATGTCGCCGCAGCGGCGACATTTACCGGGCTATCGTATCAATCCAGCCCGAACCCAAGTTTCCCCGGCAAAGTGCAAATTTACCATGCGACCAATGTCCACGGCCTTACCACCTCGCCAGCCGTTGGGAGCCGCGTGTGGGTGTCCTGGGCGGGCGGTGATGGCGTTGCAGGGTTCCAGAATATCCTCGCGGTAGATAGCACGGTCGGCATAACAATCGATATGGCTTACGCCGTTGGCCTCGGTACGCCGACCGTTGCGCTTGCTGGGACAGCCGCGACGGTGGCTGAGACTGTTACTGTCCCGGCAAATGTAATGGGGCTGGATAGATCAATCATTATGTATGTGTGCGGGTTGCTCACAGCATCTACAAACAATAAAACGGTCTCGACTGTTTTCGGGAGTAGCACGATCAATCTGGTTACCACAGCCGCAGGGACAATCACGATGCTCAACGCTATCCAATCAATCTGGAATGATGGCGCAACTAATGCGCAGCGGAGTACCGGGGTTGCTGGCGGAGGATCGTCTGCCAATAATTTTTTAACGGGAACGCAGGACACAACGGTCGATTTTACAATCGGGCTGCGACTCACGCCAGCGGCCGCAAATGAGCCGATCCGAATTTATAGAGCGGAGGTGGTTTTGCAATGATAAAAAAATACGATGCTGATGAGTTAAATTTAGCGCAGCAGGAAAATGATGCGCAGTCCGCGCAGATCATTATCGAGCCTGACGGATCGATAACAGTAAAAACCGGCGCGGATCGGGACGATCTCGAACTGCCGCAGGGGTAGGTTTAAAACCAGGAGGTAATCATGATTGGCTTAGACGTAATCGGCAGCACAAACATGGAAGCGGCGGTGACATCGAGCGCCGCCGTGTTCTCGCCATCGCTTGATGGAGGATGGTATCAGGTAGCAGTATGGGGCGGCGATGTGTATGTCAAAATATTCGCCCCCGGCGCCGCGCAGGCGCAGTTTACTAAACATGCGCCATTATTCGACGGCAACATGGAAACATATTATGTGCCGGATGGCGGGTTCCTCGGTTTCCGTTGCCGTGGAGGAGAGCCTGCGGCAACGGTTGAATACATCAAAGTTTGGAATCCATGATCCCACCATGCCACCACAATGCCCATACGCCAACGAAGTCGGCAGGCTCCAGGCACGCGTATTGATGCTCGAGCGAGAGCTCGAAAAATTGCAATCGACAGCTAAGGTGACCGCCAACACACTACTCGAGGAACGCGCCGCCGAGGGCGGCTACTGGCGCGGCATCAACATATCTGTACGCATCGTCAGCGCGCTTTTGATCGCGGGCGTGCTGCTGGCCGCCGGGAAATTCACCGGTGCGCTGGAGCTTGTTTTTAGACTGCTGAAAATATAGGAGACTCGCATGATTAGAGTAATGATTGCCGCGCTGATTTTTATTGGATTGAGCGGTTGCGAAACGACGCTGAAAAATGCCGCCGATTTTACCAACGCGGCGATTGCAAACGATCAAATCCAATCCGGACAGGTCGGCATCGTGATCAAAAGCGCACCGCTGTCGGACACGGAACGGCTCATGATCGATCATGCGCTCAATGAATACATCGCGTTCGCGGATCGCTGGAAGGCGTTGATCTATGATCTCGACTCTACAACCCCGGCGTTTGCGGTTTTCGCTGCGGATTACAACAAACTCGTCGCACAATATCGCGGCGCGGAAAAGATCGTCACAGCGCACTGGGAAGATTACCCAGAACCGAACCGCCACCTGCTGCTTGATTATCAATCGCGAGCGGAGCGGATGAACGACGCTATCGACAATCTCATCGCGGCAGGGCATCGCTATCAAGCGATGCTCGATGCAATCACGCTCGCAAAAATCCTTGCCGGTGTGGCGCTGCGGACATGATGGAGTTGATAGATAAAGCCGAAGCGATCCGTCTCGGCGCGTTTGTCGCATCCGGTATCGTCGGCATGTTGTATGCATACTACCGTAAATGGTCGTTCGAGGTTGCGGGAGAAGGGCTGGCCGGTTACATGTTCGGAGACGCACACGCAACAGGGCGCGCTATTACCACGTTCGCGGCGATGTGCGCAGGCGCAGGCGGCCTGTCATATCTCGACGGCCTCACAATGTCGCAAATAATTATTGCTGGCGCCGGGATTGGTTTGTTGGTGCCGCAGACAGTCGAAAACAGGAACACGAATGATGGGAAAATTCCAAACGAAACTGCGCGTTGAAAAGCTGGGCGAACGTTCTTGGCGGTTGATCGAACCGCTGATTTATCGATCCGATAACGTCGGGCTGATCGTAGTCGACGCCGGGTTCGTGACCAATTTTGCGTCAGTGCCGCGCCTGCCGTTTATGTTTTTATTATTTGGCGGCGTCGGCGATGAGGCAGCCACATTGCATGATTGGCTGTATCGTAGAGAGCACACGACATCAACCGGCATCGGCGCAAAGATCGACCGAGAAACCGCCGACAAAGTTCTGCGCGGCGTGATTATCGAGTGTCTGACACAAGATGGCGCCAGCTTGTTTCGCGCCAAAGCAACCGCCTGGGCGATGTGGGCAGGCGTGCGCCTTGGCGGCGCTTCGCACTGGGAGGATTGATACGGCATTTTTAATGCCGTATTAAAAAACCATCTTACAAAAAACCTGTTTTTTATTACAAAAACAGGTTACGCATATCTGTAACTCATTGTTTTATTGGTAGGTCGTGCCAGATTCGAACTGGCGACCAACGGATTAAAAGTCCGCCACCCCGCAGGCGACGGATGGACAGCCAATTACGTCCTCTTTGCGGAATAAATCAAAATTGCGTTTAATAATCAACGTACGAAGATTCCCCCTCTCGGCACCAGAGCCACAAATATGATATTACCCACTTCGCTCTAATCCAACCGGAAAGACAGCAAATACAACGATTCCATGCTGTTCTATATTTCCACGGTATTCTATTTTTATCCATTTTGATCTATCATTTCCGCCTGGGTTTACGGAACTTTTACGGATTGGATTACGGAAAAAATGGCATCATTGCGAAAAAAAGGGAACGGTTGGGAGGCTTCAGTGTGCCGCAAGCGGGTGCGCCGGTCAAAGATTTTTGATACAAAGACCGAGGCGTCGATATGGGCGGCTGAGATTGAGAAGGAAATTTTATCGGGCGCATCCGGCAGGATACCTGATAAAAATTTCGGGGATCTGTTGCTGCGGTACGCGGATGAGGTCAGCGTGACTAAGCGCGGCTGCAGGTGGGAAGTCATCCGGATCGATTCGATTTGCCGCGATGAGATCGCCAGAGTACCGCTGGCACAGCTACGCTCAGATAATTTCGCGGCCTGGCGTGACAGGAGGCTGCGGCAGGTGTCTGTTGCGTCGGTGCTCCGAGAATGGAATCTGCTCAACCATGCGATCAATGTCGCTGTAAAAGAATGGCGCTGGCTCAACGAGAGTCCGCTCAAAAATGTGCGGCGGCCGCAGCAACCAAGGGCGCGGGATCGCCTGATTTCCGATGATGAGCTTGAGCGTCTGCTTTATGCGCTCGGTTACGATTACGGAGAATTTACGGAAACGATCTCAGCCAGGGTAGGGGCTGCGCTCCTGTTTGCGATTGAGACTGCAATGCGCGCGGGCGAGATCTGCGGCCTCGTCTGGGGTAATGTCAGCATCGAGAAGCGGACTGCCAAGCTGATCGAGACAAAGAACGGGCACGGGCGTGACGTCCCGTTGTCTGCGGAGGCGGTCAGGATACTCAATCAGGTCAGATCGGACACCCATCTAGTGTTCGACTTGCGGCCCAGCCAAGTCGATTCGCTTTTTCGTAAAGCGAAGAAAATGGCTTTCGTCGACGGCCTGCACTTCCACGACTCAAGGCACACGGCAATCACCCGCCTCGCGGGTAAACTTAATGTCCTCGAGCTGGCGCGCATGGTTGGGCATCGAGACCTGCGGCAGTTGCAGATCTACTACAATGAGTCGGCTGAGGAATTGGCGAAGAAGCTTTAGGATGCACGTCTCGGTTTGCGCCGCTTCTCTACGTTCGCGCGCTGAGAAAGGAACCAATCAATCACCTCTTGAGCGATCCATTTTGGGTTGCCTGAACCGCTTGCCGTAGCCGGTCTGATCGCTCTCGGGAAGGTCGGCATCGGTGCGTAGCTCTGCAAGAATGTTTTAGGTTCGACGCGTAAATAAGCGGCGCACGTTTTGACGTCCCAGGGTGTCACGTTGAGCGGGGTTCTGGGCATCATGTGCGCGGCTATGGACGCGCCCAACTGCTCCAGCAATCTCTGCGTTTCTTGTTGTTGTGGATCCATTATATTTTATCTCCAGCCCGGTGTTTCTGATGGTCAGGCAATCAGCCCGAGTTTATAAATTTTGCCGTCGAATGTCAGGCAATGAGTCCGGTTTTCGCCGGTGCGGCTGTACGATACGTGCACCCATCCTGAGTGCGGATCGCCGGGTTCGTAGTGCTCCAGAATTACCTGATCGAATAGCAGTTGTTTTCCGATCCACCAGGCCAGGTCGTAATTGGATACGCCCGGAATCTCAATGTCGACGGCCTCGCCGGTCATGTGCTGCGATCCTTTCGCGCCACCGATTGCTGCGTTGAGCGCCGGGGAGCGGTAGCCGCTGTTCGGTGTAAACGGCACACCGAATTTCTGTCGGACTGGCTCGAGGATGCGTTTACAGATTATGGTAAGGTTCTCGATCACTTCAGGCGTCGGCGTGTTGTCAATCCCTAGCCGCGCCGCCTCGGGCGATTTAATCAATTCGCGCAACGTGAAATGCTCTGAGAGTTTCTGGTTCAGGTCGGTCATTGTTCCTCCGTTGTTTTTCAGCATGTTGTGATGGATGCTTACATGGTTCTCTGTTGATCGCGCTGTCGGATTATTATGCCAAGACCATTTCGCGTGGCACGAGAGTTCATCCCATGCCGGTCGCTTGCTGCCGTCGTGGTATAGCGGTTGCGTTTGCAGATCGTCCTCGTATGCGACCTGCCCGATAGTTTTACCTGTATTTTCAAAATGGAATATCATTGTCATCAACCCCGCCGCCCGCGCCAGCGCTATCTGGCGTTGATGCGGCATCCCCGCCGGGTTTACCGCCTAGCATTTTCATGTCCGTTGCGATGATCTCGGTGGTGTAGCGTTCGACGCCGTTCTTGTCCGTCCATTTCTTGTTTTCCAGTCTGCCTTCGACATAAACGGAGCGGCCTTTCTTCAGGTATTCGCCAACAATTTCCGCCAGCTTGCGGTAGAAAGTGACGCGGTGCCATTCGGTTTTCTCCTGCTTCTCGCCGTTCTTGTCTTTCCAAGTATCCGTTGTGGCCAGAGCGATCGACGTCACAGCGTCGCCGTTTTGCATGTAGCGGATTTCCGGGTCTTCGCCTAAGTTGCCGATGAGTATTACTTTATTGACCGAGGCCATTTAATTTTCCCTTTTCATTTCACACACTGCGCCGCTTCCCTGACCCGCTCCACCTGCGCTTCCCGGTCGCGTTCGCCCATCCATCCGAGCAGCATTATCAATCCGACGATTCCAGCCACTGCCCATCCTGGCGCGTCGAATAGGCTATTGCTGCGCGATCTGTAGTTTTTTATGTCGAACGGTATCATGATATTTCCTCCATGGTTTCCAGCAACCGCGCGACTTCCTCGTGCAATTGATCGGGGTCGCCGTCGTTGATCAAAAATCGGTCGCCGTCAGCGAGGAATAATGCTTGCTCGCTCGCGTGTGTCATGCCGATGTCGTGCGGATTGTTCGGGCGGCGCACATGCCAGATTTCCCCGCCCTGGTCGCGAATCCATTTGGCCTCGCCCTCAAAACGGATATCGCTGACAACGATGCCGCGCAGGTAATAGTTGTTGGTTGCCGCGAGTTCGTTGTTCCAGTCGATCTCGCGTTGCGCCACTCTCAACCAAATGTCCAGGCACAGGTGATGCCGCCCCCATTCCGTGCCCAGCGTTTGCATGATCTGCCGGGGCGATTTGCCGCACAGTATGTCGAGCGGCTGCTCTTTCAGCGCGCGGTCGGTCAGCGCTTCCAACGGCACGCCGAACATAGCGACGATGCCGCGCCGGATCGGGTCGGCCAGCGCGATCTGGCGGAACTCCTGCGTGCTGCACAGGATGCCCGCCACGGTGTCTTTACCGCATCCCGCCGCGCCGTGCAGGCCGATTAACTTTAGTTTATTTGTCATGATGTTTGGTTAAAGAAAGTCCGGTTTGTTTAACTAAGGCGCGCCAAAATAGAACGCCACGCCAGTTTCGGTCTTGATTTTTTCGATCATGGTTTTCGTGGCGTCCTCAATCACTTTGTCCTGCCGGATCAATTCGTACCAGAATTTGAGCGTGCCTTGCGTCACCCGGTAGCGGAGCCGCGCGTCAAGCCGGTATGCCGCGCCGTTCCAAAAAACCGGGATGCCGATGGCGATTTTTTCGAACAGCTTCATCTGCTGCAGCGTTTGTGCGTCATCGTCCTCGACGAAGTTTAATTGCACACCGCCGCTTTGCAGCCGGATTGAGGATTTGAACCGCTTGTCCTGGTTTGCCTCGAATGACACGGCCATTTCCAGCAATTGCGATCCGGTCGGCATACCTTCAACTGAAGCGATGTCCTGCAAGTTTTCTTCCAAGAATGCGGCAAATTCAGCTTGAGAGTATTGGGCCTTGTTCCCGCCGATCCATCGCCGCCATTCCTCGGAAAATACCGGCGTATAACCGGCCGTGTGATCGCGCCATTGCTGGCCGTCGGGCGGTCCGCCGTGGTCGTTGACCAGGCATCTGAATTCGACTTTTGACTGCCGGTAATCGGCGATACAATAAATTGTCGTCAGATCAACGATTTTATGCCGGTTGATGTACGCAACGAAACTGTCCTGTTCGTCGAGCCTGATGCTTCCTGTTTTGCGCTGCGGCACCGGCAGCAGAGATTCGTCGTCTCTCTGTTCAAGCCCCCATCCCGGCGGCAAGGCAATGCGTTTGATGTGTTCATTGCTTCCGATCTCTACCGGTTCGATCGATGATGCCAGGTCGACGATTGCCTGAGTTTCGCTGATTCTAAATTCGCCAATTTGCGATGACTGTTCCATGATTAATTCCCCTGATTGATTGTCTTGAGTTCGCCCTGTCCGGCCTTGTCCACAACCTTCAGGTCAAGGCTTTTCTGGTGCGGGTTGTCCGGCGTGAGGACGCCGTCATCGGTCGCGAATAGAACTGTTTCCATTGGCTCCTCGGCTGGCATAGTGGCTTTAACCTTGCCGGTGATATGCATTGCGCCGTTTTTGACCAGTTTTTTAACGTTGATCGTCAGATCGATTTTTCCGGCCTTGCCGGATTCATTGACTTTTTTTACCAGTTCCTGAAATTTATCGCTTGCCGTGCTGATAAAGAACCCGTTCCCGATGTGGTGCATCGTGTCTGTGATTTGTTTGCTCATGTGACTCTCCTGTTATTGTTTCCAGTCTCATCGCCGCCGCAAAACCGGCGGTCATGGGCGCTCTGTTCAAATACATATAATCAGATTGGTTCCGTTGATACGCTGAGCGCCCATGACGGCCGGTTCTGCGTGCCCTATCAATACGCCTGCGCTTACGACTTATGGCGTGTTGATGGCTAGTATATTAGGCATGCCTTACAAATATGTCAATAGGTATACCTAACATTTATGATATGGTTTAAATCAGGAGTGCGAAAGTGGTTGGTTATTACGAGTATGTTTATTGGTGTGGTGGGTTGGCGGACGGAAAAACGACGCCGCTATTGACGGCTCTCATCCGTGCAGACGATAATTTGAGGGTCGCGTAAGAAAAACAGTTAGGGGGTAGAAATGAAGAAAGAAAAACATAGTTCGGACGAAATTAGATTGCGTATGAATCTGATAAAATCAATCAGATTAGCGATCAGGGAAGCGAATATCTTAAATAGGATATTGGATGATCAGCACGAAATGCTATCGAGGAGATCTATGAATAAAGCCGCATAACCATTTATTGGCAACGGAAGAACAAAAAACCCGCTTCGGCGGGGTTTTGTTTTGGTGTTAATTGTTTGTATTCTTTTAAAAGTCATTCCAGTCGTCAGAATATTTTTTATATATGCTTAATCTAATTGCCGGACACTTCTCTAAAAACTAGAAGTGGGGTTATGCCAAAATAATCTGGGGAGCGGCCAAATTGAGGTCTTATTATTTTTGAAAAATC